TGTCTTGTATTATTCTCATGGGCAACAAACGAACCGTTCTTTAAAGATTTAACAGATTCAAATCTTAGAAAAGTCTTATATGAAGAACAATTTAAGCAAATCGAGGAGAATCTAACTCCTTTTGGTCTAGTAAATGATGGCCTTCCGCAAAAGGATGAGCCGGTGGTTATGGATGATGATGTGTGGTTTTCAGCGGATCCTGCAAAAGAAATGGAAAAACTTAAAACTAAATGGATGGAAAATGTCTAAAAACTTATACTTATAAATAAATAGTAATCAATAGTTATTAAACTATATAAATCTTTAAGGAGAATAAGATGGCATTTCAGCTCTCACCTGGCGTACAAGTACAAGAAAAGGATTTAACTGCAATAGTCCCTTCTGTTGCTACTTCTGCCGGCGCATTTGCTGGCGTTTTCAAATGGGGACCTGTTGGTGAAGTTATTACCGTAGATTCAGAAAATAATTTAGTAAAAATTTTTGGCGCACCGGATGATGGGAATTTTACATCATTTTTTACTGCAGCAAACTTTTTAGCATATGGTAATAATTTAAAACTAGTTCGTGTTGTAAATGACTCGGCCGCAAAAAACGCGATTGCGAATTCGAACGCAACAGCAGTTATAATTAAAAACCGCGACGATTTTTTAAATACGAGATCATCCGGCGGATATGGTCTTGGCGAATTTGCTGCTAAATATCCTGGTTCTTTAGGAAACTCATTAAAAGTTTCGGCAGTTGATGCCAATACTTGGGCAGCGTATAATGGATTTTCTGGAAACGCATGGCCATATCAATCAGAATTTAATAGTGTGCCTAGCACATCTAGTTATGTTACCAGTTTAGCCGGCGGCAACGATGAATTGCACATTGTTGTTGTAGATGAAGATGGCGCATGGACAGGTATAAGAAATACCGTTTTAGAAAAATATTCTTTTGTATCAAAAGCAGCAGACGCCAAAAACTCAGATGGATCTTCAAATTATTATAAAGATGTAATTAATACGCAATCGGAATATGTTTGGTCTATAGATCATCCCACAACAGGCACAAACTGGGGAACAACAGCGGCCGGAAAAACATTTGCTAATTTAAGTACAAATATTTCTGTTTCATTGTCAAAAGGTGTAACCGATGACGCAAATATTACCGCAGGAAATGTAATTTCCGGATTTGATTTATTTTCAAATGACGAATTATATGATATTAGCTTGGTGCCATTGGGTCCTTGGAGCAATGTTGCGTCAGTTGTTAGTTCTGTACTTTCAATTGCAGAAGATAGAAAAGATTGCGTAGTATTCTTATCTCCTAGTTTAGAATCAGTTGTAAATATTTCTCCTGCATTGCAAGCAACAAATGTTGTAACTTATAGAAATGCATCTACAACAAATGGCGGAGTAAATTCAAGTTATGCTGTAATGGATTCCGGTTGGAAATATCAATATGATCGTTACAACGATCTATATCGTTGGGTTCCTTTAAATGGTGATATTGCTGGTATTTGTGCAAGAACTGACGATGCCGCGGATCCCTGGTTCAGCCCTGGCGGATTTGCTCGTGGACAAGTTAAGAATGTTGTTAAATTAGCATTTAATCCAAATAAAACAGACAGAGATAATTTATACAAAGCAGGCGTTAATCCGGTTGTAGCGTTCCCCGGACAAGGAACAGTCTTGTTTGGCGACAAAACAATGTTAGCAAAACCTAGTGCATTTGATAGAATTAATGTTCGTAGATTGTTTATTGTTTTAGAAAAAGCTATTGCAACCGCAGCAAAATTTCAATTATTTGAATTTAACGATCCATTTACTAGAGCACAATTTAAAAATTTAGTAGAACCTTTCTTGCGTGATGTTCAAGGTCGTCGAGGTATTTCAGACTTTAAAGTTATTTGTGACGAAACAAACAACACCGGTGAGGTAATTGATAGAAACGAATTCAGAGCTGATATTTTTATCAAACCTGCTCGTTCTATTAATTTTATATCTCTAACATTTATTGCTGCAAGATCTGGAATTTCTTTTGAAGAAATTGGCGCCTAAAAGGAGAAAATAAATGGCAACGACATTCGATATTAATCAATTTAGAACTCAATTAAAGAATGGTGGCGCACGCCCCAATCAGTTTGAGGTTCAGTTTACGTTTCCCCCTGCAATTAGCGAATTAAACTCTGCATATGCAAGATCAAGTAGTTTTCTAGTTACTGTGGCAGAATTGCCCGGTCAAACTATTGGAGTTACTCCTGTATTTTAAAGAGGCAGAGAAATTAAATTAGCAGGAGATAAAGTATTTGCTCCATTCTCATGTACCATACTTAATGACACAGATTTTGTATTAAGAGATGGATTAGAGAGATGGATGAATGCTATAGAAAGCAATTTTGTTAAAACCGGCGTGACGGATCCCTCATTGTATCAAGCAACATTAACGGTTAATCAGCTAGACAGATCGGGAAATCAATTAAGAAGATATCGTATGTTTGGCGCATTTCCATCCGATATATCTCCCATCGGTTTAGACTTTGGCGCAAACGATCAATTATCAACATTTGGCGCAACATTTCAATATCAATACTTTGATGTAAATAGCCGCCAATCTACAATTATATAATATTTTTGGAATTTAAATAATGGCAATAAATTTATTTGGGTATACCATTACCCGCGGTGAAGATGTGAGCAAGCTTGCACGAACACAATCGTTCGTGCCACCTACTACTGACGATGGCACAGCAACTGTTCAAGGCGGAGGCTACTTTGGCACCTATCTTGAAATGGATGCTACTGCCAAATCAGAAGCAGAATTAATTACACGATATCGTGAAGCGTCTATGTATGCGGATTGTTCTACAGCAATTGATGAAATTGTTACAGAAGCAATCGCAGCAGTTGACGATGAAGCCCCCGTCCAACTTAATTTAACAGGTGTTGATTTGCCTGATAATATTAAAAAGGCAATGCAAGATCAATTTAACACAATTATTAGATTACTTGGATTTAACATTAAGGGATTTGATATATTCCGTAGATGGTATGTCGATGGTAGAATTTATTATCAAAAGATTATTGATGAAAAGAACCCTAAAAGGGGTATTATAGAATTAAGACAAATTGATCCTCGTAAAATTCGCAAAGTTCGCGAAATTAAAAAAGACAAGGATCAAAAAACAGGTGTAGATTTAATTAAATCAATTGAAGAATTTTTCATCTATAATGAAAAAGGAATTAATTATCAACCGAATTATTCTACATCTACTCCTGGTGCAAATCAAGGGTTAAAGATTTCTTTAGATTCAATTAGTTATATTCCTTCTGGATTGAATGATTCTGAAAAGAATGTGGTACTGAGTTATTTGCATAAAGCAATTAAGCCCGTAAACCAATTAAAGATGATGGAAGATGCTTTAGTAATTTATAGATTATCTAGAGCGCCGGAAAGAAGAATATTTTATATTGACGTTGGCAATTTGCCAAAGTTAAAAGCAGAGCAATATTTAAAAGATATTATGGCTCGCTACCGTAACAAGATTGTTTATGATTCTGCAACAGGCGAAATCAGAGATGATCGTAAATTTATGTCAATGCTTGAAGACTTTTGGTTGCCTCGTAGAGAAGGTGGTCGTGGTACTGAAATTACTACATTACCCGGTGGCGAAAATCTAGGTCAGATTGATGATATTAATTATTTTCAGAATAAATTATATCAGGCATTGAATGTTCCTTTATCAAGAATGCAACCTCAACAAGGTATTTCATTTGGTAGAGCCACAGAGATTACAAGAGACGAATTAAAATTTGCTAAATTTGTAGGAAGACTCCGCAAGAAATTTAGTCAATTATTTAACGATATTTTAAAGACACAATTAATTTTAACCGGTGTAATTACCGAACAAGATTGGGTAGAATTAAAAGAAAATATTCAATATAAATTTGCTCAAGATCAGTATTTTGAGGAAATGAAGGAAGCTGAAAATTTACGTAATCGTATTGATTTAGTAAATCAGATGCAACCTTTTATAGGGACATATTTTAGTAAAGAATATATTATGAAAAGTATATTGCGATTTACTGATGAAGAAATTGAAACAATGGAAGGTCAGATGGGGGCAGAGCCTCCGCCTACAATTGGCGTCGGCGGCCAACCAGTTCAGCCGCCTATAAATAATTAATCGGAGTAAAATTATGGATACATCAGAAGTTATTAGACACATGGTAGACGACATTCTTGCAGATCGCTCGAATGATGCTGTTAACAGATTTAACGATGCCTTGGGATTTAAATTATCTACAGCGTTAGATGATAAAAAACAAGAAATCGCATCCAGTATAGGCAAGGAAAATGAAGAAGTTTAATCAATTAAGAATCGATTTAACAGAAAAAACTCTTACTCCCGCTGAAAAGAAAAAGCGAGAGGAAATTGCTATGGCGATGGAACGTGAGAATCCAGGTATGCCAATGGCTAAAAAGATGGCTATTGCCACAGCAGCTGCTAAAAGAGTTGCTGAAGAAGCCGAACTTGAAGAAGGCATAAAGTCTAAGATAGCAGGTGTAGCTTTATCTGCTCTTGCTGCTCATGGGGCCGCTCATAGTAGAGTAACTCCTGATGGGCAAGGAGGCTTTACTGGAGGCTTAAACCCCTCTCCTACTGTAACAGCTCCTGCAAGCGCCCCAGCTGCTGCGGCTCCTATAGGATTCTCTAGAGAATACCTGCAGGGGGTTGTAGATGGAAAACACCCTAGACCATTATTGAGTAAAGAAAAAGCCGCCGAGCATCTTAAAAATATGAAAGAAGATACAGAACAAGTTGACGAATTAAAATCATCTACATTGGACTCTTATATTACTAAAGTTGCAACAGGTCCATCCAGGGGCAATAAAAACATAAAAGCGATTGGTGGCGTAACAACTGCTATTCGTAAAAAAGCTGAAAACAATAATCCTCCGTTTGATCCAGATCCACCTAAAGAGAATCCTTCTGCGGTTGCTGGTAAATATGGAATCGGCCCTAGCATTGCTGCACATCTTGCTAAAAAGGGTATGAAAAATGTTTTGAATAAAGTTGAAGTTGATGAAGAAGTTAAGACTACTTATGAAGATCCTCTTGTGGTTGTAAAAGATTCTGAAGGTAATATTCTTACACATGCTAATCGGTCTGTTGCCGGTGATATTCATGGGATAGATGTTTCACCTCACACTATTCATACAGGCATGCCAGCGGAAGTAGTTGATCGCGATGGCAAGAAGTTGACAGTTCAAAAATCTATGCATCATGATTCAGAAGTAGCCAAAGACAGTGCTTCAGCAGTTAAAGAAGCTAAAGAAAAAACAGAATATGATTACGAAGGCGACATGGCTCGCAGTCAACTACAGAGTATTGTCATGAATGCCCAAAAAGTACATGATATGTTAAAAGACAATGATAATCTTCCTGAGTGGGTTCAATCAAAAATTACTCTTGCCGAAGATTATATTTTAACCGTTTCAAATTATATGGCAACTGAAATT